CCCTAAGGTCTCATAATCAACTACTGAACGGATAATATCTTTAATTCAAAGAACGTTTTCTTAATTGTTTTACAAAGATAAGTATACTTTTTTGATTTTCAAAATCTTTTGTAAACTTTTTTTTTTGTTTAGTTGCGGGGACAGGATTCGAACCCGTGACCTCAAGGTTATGAGCCTTGCAAGCTACCTCTGCTCTACCCCACAATATATCTTAAGTAAAAGAACTTTCAAAGTAATGTCCCACAAAGATAAAACTATTTTTTTGAATAATCAAATGTCTGTGGGACATTTTTTTTGAGACTCTCATCTCAATTGTTTCACAAAGTTAAAACAAAATTCTCACTTTGTCAAATTTTTTATGAAACTTTATGTAAATTTGGGGATGTTGTCCTTTCGAACGGGAATACATAAATATCACCCACTTCAACAAAAGTACAATTATTCTGATATAAATTCAAATAATTTATACAAAAAAGTATCAATTGTTAAATGTTTCATGTCTTCGAAGGTAAAATAACCACATTCACTGTGTTCATCACCATCAATAGCCTCTTCCAAATCAGGATTAATAACCTTTTCGGTTTCAACCATATAAACATACATCAACCCCTTCATTCTTTTTCCATCCCTACTATATCTTGGAATCATTCCAATGAACTTTAATTCTTGGTCGTTAATATTAATTGATGTTTCTTCAAAGAATTCTCTTTGTGCCGCAACTTTAATATTCTCACCTTCTTCAATTTTTCCTGCAGGTATTGACCACATTCCTGGTGTCATCCCTTCAGGATTTCTTTTGCAGATTAAGAATCTACCATCATGTTTAATTACAACTCCGACGTATCTTTTATAGTTCATGGTATTTATAGTTATGATAGTTAAAGTTAATCAAAATATTTTTAAAATCAAAACGCTTATAGATAAAAAATCACAATCTATTGGTATGATGGGGAAAAAATTTGATAAATCATTTAATGGACTCCTATTTTTGATGGGTGGTGACAAACAATGTTTTTGGATGAGTAATTGTATCATCCCATTGGACATCATAATAATCAAGAATAATGTTATAGTTAATATACATCACAACTGTCCACCATGTAGAGGAAATAAATGTGGAAGTTATTGCGGTAATGGAAATATTGTTTTGGAGGTTAGGGGTAATACCTGTGAAAGATTGGGTATTGAAGCGGGTGATACCGTTGAATACTTATTTTGATTCATCAATCTTTTCTTTAAGTTTCTTTTCAAACTCACGAGCAATCATCTTTGTAAACTTAACTGAAGGAGAATCATCGTTTTCAGAATCATATCTGTTTTGACTTTGAGGTGGTCTTGTACTTCTACCCAAATAGTTTAATCCTGATATATTTGTAATACATTTGTGTCCACCTGAATTTGATTGAATTAAATCCCATGCATTGATTCCAATCTTATCTAACATTTTTCTATGTTCTTCAGATAATTCTTTGAATGGTGTTTCCATCATATCTTTAATGTGGTTTAATATTTTTTCACCACCATCCATGAACATAAACTTTTCACCATAAAGTGCATCAAAGTCTTTGAATGTAAACCCAATACTTTCAGGTCCAACGGCTGTTTCACTAACCCATTTAATTGTTGATAATGGAATTGTCCTTTGTTTTAATTGGTCTTCCCATTTGGATAAAACTTCTTGAGCTATCTCGCCTAAGTTTACACCTTTGAGTTCTCTTTCTTTTTTGAACGGATTACAAGATGCTTGAACTAATCCCATTGGCCAAGCCATGATTAAGAAATCGGCTTCAGGATTATTTCTGAATGGTGTATACCTATCGTATGAACCTGGTTTGAACATGTTACCACCACCATATTGAAAAATAATGTTATCACTAACAGTTGGGTAATTTTTCATTGATTGTTTGTAATTCTCAGCGTTCTTTTGTAACTCTTCGGGTTTGGCAGCATTGGTTCTTTTCATCCATGATTTGATGTTAGTTAGAATTGACATCAAAGATGGTTCTGAATCCATAACTAATTGTTCAAGAAATCCTGGTTTGTTTTTAAAAGCTAAAAGTAATTTGTTAATAACAAAACCCAATAACATTTTATTCTTTTGTAATGTTTTGTCATTATCAACTCTGAATAGATAGTTAACAACTTCTTCAGGTGATATGTCGTGTTTTGCAAAATCGGCTGAGTCAACAGTATTGATTAATAATATGTCTGACGATGGAAATAAATCTTTTGGTGAAACAATTTGAGAAATTGTTTCTACATTTGAACGAGCCCCTCTGAATTGTTTTGACGTTCCCTTTTCAACACCCACTTGTCTATCATGGTGGTCTGTATGAATAACAAACATTGGTTTACCATGAGCAAAATCAACAAGAACCGGCATTGTATCACCAGTTGCATCGTTCTTTTTAACAGAGAATTCTTTGTCACCATATTGAATTATATGACAACCAACTACTTCAATACCATTGTCTTCAAGGTATCTTTTCATAGCAATCGCAGTTGTCACACCATCTAAATCTTGGTGAAAATAAATTTCAGCCTTAGGATATCTTTTACTTAAGGCTGAAATATTTCTAATTCCTGTCTCTTTGAGTATTTTCTTCACTAATTAAAATAAGTTACTAATCCAATTAATTAACTTGTCCATTAAATCTTCAGCCAATCCCAACTTGTGAAACGCATCATAAGTTTTAGGACCAGGTCTTCCATCTGGGTCAAGACCTTCTAAAGATTGAAACTTTTTGAGTGCATCAATTGTGGCTGCTCCCCATTTAGAATCTACACGTATTTGATAAAGTTTACCGTTCTGCATAACTTTTTTCATTTTGAAATAGTCATTAAGAGCAGTTTGTATTTCATATACCTCCTCACCATTCAATTGATTTTGTTCTTTTATAACACGTTTAACAATTCTTGTTAAATCTGATTCTGTTAGTCTTATTATTTTTTTCATATTAGAATTTTAACGTTAGTAAGTATTTTAATTGATTTATATCACCCAACATTTCGTCTCTTATGTTTAATAAATCTGTATCGTATCTTGAATCTAATTCGTCAGTCATTCCAACCAAAAATTCTGTAATACCATCCATAAAATTTTGAACATTTAATTCTTTGATGTCTCGAAACATTATTGAAAATTCAGAATCAAACTCTGGTCTTCCGTATTTACCCATCATAGATTCAGTAAACTTATCTATGTTTTCACCAAGTGAATCATATATTCCACCATATGCTCTATGTTTGGCATCACCAAATGTTTGCCAATGTAAAAATCTAAATTGATTTTGTATTTGTACAAGTTTGAGTATTAATTCTTCTTTCATTATTTTAAATTTCTTTAATATAAATATCCATAAAACAAAAAAAGGGTTTTAAAACCCTTTTTATTTAAATTCTAATTCTGTTTGTTTGCTTCTATCTATAAAATGTTGAACCCTTTGTTTTGCAACTTTACAATAATTCTCACTTAACTCAATTCCAATCCATCTTCTTCCACTTATTTCTGACGCAACTATACTTGTTCCGCTACCACAGAATGGGTCAAGAACTACATCATTTTTGTATGTAAGAATTTTAATTGCTTTCAAAGGAACGTCCATTGAGAATGTTGCTTTGGTCATTTGTTTTGTGTCGGCAAAATATTCCCATTGACCATAAACTAAAGACATAAATTCTTTTTTATCTTCAGGACTATACATTTGTTTATTTTTGAATAAACCCTCATTTTTTTCATCAACAATTTGTTCAGTCCAAGATGTCCACTCTGTAACACCCTTAACTTTTTTAACATGACTTTTCTTATATGCAAGAATAACACACTCTTTTGGATTATAGATATACGGTGCCGATGGCGACATCCATGAACCCCACGCTGTAGTTTTACTTCTGTGTGGTGATTGTTCATCCAAGTCAACCAATCCAAAAAACTTAAAACCAACTTCTTTCATTACAGCCCAAAACTCCGACATGAATAATACTCGTCCACCCCTGTCCTGCACATTAACTTCATAAGGAATGTTTACGGCAATCCTACCATCGTCTTTCAAGGTATGGAAAGCCGCACTCAACCACTCTTTTGTAAACTGCCAATACTCTTCCATTGACATTCTATCATCATGACTATCATAATCAATCCCCACGTTATATGGTGGTGACGTTACAATCAAGTCAACAGATGATTCAGGTAATTTATTCATCTCATCAATACAATCCCCGTTAATAATTCTTCCTGTCTCTATCATCTTATTTATTTTCTAAATTTTCAATTTTTCTTTGTAGATACCAAAAAGCCTTTTTAAGGTCTTGAAGTTCTTTATCGACATCTTTTTTACCCGCTCTTGAAATATATTTTACAGTATTACCAAGATGGAAGTCTAAGTCCCAAGCCTCAATAACTTTTATTGCCTCGTATTGATTGTCTTCCCCTCCGTAATGTTGGGGGTGATTAACTTGTTCACTCATATTCTTCTTGTTTTAATTCTTTGTAAAATCCAATCTTTGGTTGTTGATGGATAATCTCTTTCAACTCTTCGTTTTCTTTTATCACTGGTTTGGTTATCATTAAGTAAGTTAACACTACGGCGACCCACATTCCAATAATAAATGATATAATAATTGCTCCCATTTTAATTTTTATTTAAACTTTTTTAATAACATAATAATCTTTTGCGTATTTTGATTCTTCAATTACTCCTTCTTTCATTAGTTCATCTAATACTTTTTTGGTTTCTATAATCGATTCTTTGATAATATATTTTGAAATATAGTCAATGTGAATCGGTTGTCTTAACTTACCTAATAATGTTTTGGTTTGTTTGTTTTCCATAATATTATTTTTTCCACTTTTTTTCCATGTATTCAATATACCTATATGTTTTGTTTCCGTTAAAAAACATCCACATAAAATAATAATCAAACCAGAAGTCCATTTTTTTTAGAATTTTTTTCATTTAATTTTGTTTTGATAAAATTTAATAACTCTTTATTGGTTTTACCCTCAGAAAACAAATGGTATACCTCCGCACTTTCGGTGTCATCAAAAATAAACATATCCGCCTTGCCATAATACTCTTTTAACTTACCGTTATCAAGAGCATCTATTGTTGATTTAAGGTTGATGTATCTTTTATTGAAACCCATAGTACAAATATAAAACAAATTTTAATCAGAGTCAAAGTTTTTTATCTTACTCAGATTAACAATTTGGAAAATATATGACATGACCTTTCGTTTCATAATTGGGATGATGGTTTGTTCCATCGGGAACTCTTGATTGCAAGACATTTCAAACACTGGTAATTTTTTATAGTACTCAGGTTCAAAATTAAATGTTGAATGTTGTTCTAATATGGATA